ACGCGGGCGACCAATCAGTCGTTTGCGTCATCTACTGCCACCGGGAGTTTAGCCATGACCCCGTTCAGTAATGTTACGGGGGACTTTTGATTCTCTTGCTGTTCGTACACTGTTTACAGTTCCTACGTCCAACCAAGAGTATCATTAAGTTTTTGGTTAAATTGTTAGTGTCCGGATGAGTTGCGATTATTGATCGTGATCATCCTTACTTTAACACTTTCTTCCCACTTTTTGGAGGTCTACCATGGGCTTTAATTCACCCATTGTGCTGTCGTCTGATAAACCGACAGATGTTGCAACTAACACGGTCAGTTTTTCTGTTCGTGCAGTCGACATCGATCGGGGTATCTATTCAGTTCCCGGATTAACTTATCCGGCTGAACAGACTCTTACTATTGCTACGGCAGTAGATAAGAATCTGACGAGGCGCCACGTTCTCAAAAACAGCAAAACTATGCTGGATTCGTTGAACGTGCCCGGAACGGCGTCGATCGGTTTGACGACGATCCGTCCGGCAAACACTGCTTTTACCAATGCCGAGCTGATCAAGATGTTGAATCAAGTACTCAACTTCGTGGCATCCGGCGCCGGTAATTCGCTGTTTGTCCAGATGTTGAACGGGGAGATGTAATTTCCCCGTGCGTCTGGCAGCGATACCTGCACTTTGGCTAAAGAGCTTTTGTGCACAATGGGGAGATAAAATGCCCCACGGTGAGTCACTTTTAAGGAGACTACTCATGTTAGATGATGTGCCTCTGCTCACCAATCTTTGGTGGGCCTTAGCGATCAACCGTCGCTTTCACTCTGTCATTGATCGACGCTTGTCTAAAGCTATGATCGATGATGAAGTGAAGAAAGTGGGCGCCCGATTTTTTACACATTCCCTTCCCTCTGTGGGAAGGGCGCTTGATGGGGCTCTAGCCGGTCAGCCGGAGAGTTCGGTCGAGACTAAAGTACTCGACTTCCCATTGAGGTGTGCACTTCGGGGCGACCCGTTAGCCGTGGACTACGTTAGGCAACTAGCGTATCTCTTCTATAAACTGGAGGCTCCATATGATTCAGATTTGGTTCGTGATTTTCTCGATGCTTTCGTCCTTACGGACGAAAGTTTATCGAGCGACAGCAGAGGATCGATTCCTCACGTCGTCAAGATGCGCGAATATGTGGGACGAGCACTGAAAGGTGCTAACCCTTATAACATATCTCCGTCGCACGGCAGCGGTGCT